TTTTGTTTTTCGCTTTCTTTAACACCTTGCATAAATCTAGCTTTTCTAATATTTAATTCTTCACCTTTCAAAGCAAGTTGAGCTTGTTTTTCTTGCGCTTCCATTTGTTGTTTTTGTTCTTCAGGAGAAGGTGGCATACTTCCCATTAATTGTTGTGCTGCTTGAGCAGCATTTGCTGCTATTCTATTTTCTTCTTCTATACTAATTTCTTGTGATGGTTCATCATCTAATTCTCTATTAAAATCGCCTGAAGAAATAGGATTACCTGGAGGTACTGATGCTTGCATTTGTTGTTGGTATAAAAATGCCATATGTTGACCTATATGAGCTAACATTGCTGGATATAATCTTTCTTTAGCTTCAGGATTTCCACCAAATCTAGGATCATTAATAAATTGTGAATGTACTTGTATATGAGCTTGATGATCTTGATCTTCAAATACTTGAATTGGTTTACCATTAAGTAAAGCCATATTTTCGGATACTGGATCACGTCTAGGTGTATCTTCATCTTCTATCATTAAGTCCATATAATCAGGAATATTAAGAGCTTGTAAAAATCTTCTTGTTGCTTCTTTTACATCTATAATATCTGGTGAAGCTTGTGCTAACTGCAAACCAGTTTGAGCTAAAGCAATTCTTTGAGCTTGTGAAAATATATTAGGATCAGAAACTGGAACTACACTAATAGAAGCTGTAAAATCTTTTCTTCTAATTTTTTTATTTTCACCTATAACTTCAAAAGAATATTCATCATCTAAATATTCTCCATTAAGTTCATAAATTAATTTAAATTCTCTACCTTGCGCTTGATGAATTCTTTTATGTATTGCTGAATATACTTTAGAGCCTTGTTCTATTAAAGCAATAGTAGTACCGACTGGACCTGACCCTGCAGAATCACCAATCATAGCATCAGCTATTGATGCAAAACGTCTCCCGGACTCGGTTAAAACACCAAGTAATTGTAAAAGAGTAGGCGATGGTTCTTTGAAAGGGAGAGGGATAAAACTCTTTCTCAGATCATCACCATAAGCTTCAACTTCAACCCATTCACCAGGAGAAACAGTAATGTCTCCACCTTCTATTCTGGCTCCTTTAGCTCTAAATCCTCCATTGAGGTTGGCAAAGGCAGCTGAATCTAGTAATGCTCTTAAAGCACCAGTGCTAGCATGTTGAAGTCCGCCGATCATTTGAATAAGGCCGAAGCCATAAAAGCCCAAGCCCGGAAGATATTTATAGTGTATAAAATAAGTTCTTTTTCTTCTTAATGAATCTTCTTCTTTCCAATTACGTCTTATAGATAAAACTTTTTGTGAATCTAAATCTATTGTAACAATATAAGGTAAAGCTAGTTCGTTTTTATCTTCACCTAAATCTAAATTAGTATGTACTTCTAATACAGTATGTATTTTATCTGCCATACTAGGTGTCATACCTTCTAATCTTTGTAAAGTTTGATCTACCATATCTCCGTCATTAGAACCTGGAGAAGTTTCTGAAGAGCTTAATGGTATATCTTTATAATAACCAGATACTTGATGTTTTCTAATATCATTTCTAGTTAGCTTCATTACTTGTGTATATCTTTCAGCTGTTTCTAAATCTGTATTCTCCATTGAAATTACAAATTCTTCTGCTGGTACAAATTTTGAACAAATTCTATCTAAAGTATTATCAAAATAAACTTTTTTAAAAGCACTACCAGCAAGTGCTAAATAAAATAACATTTGATCTAATTCATTAAAATAATCTGGTATCTCTTGTGTAATTTGAAAGTTCATAAAATCTTGAACTCTTTGAGATTGATCTAATTTTTTATCTGTAATTTTTCCTATGACTTGAGTTTTAACTGGACCGCCAGCAGGAAAAATTTCAGCAATAGCTCTAGCTTGAAACTGTGTTGCTGCTTCTGCAAGTAATGGATGATGAACACCTGAAGCTCCCGGGAAAGGGTCTTGTCTATCTTCTACAACTACACCTAACATTCTTAAACCTTTTGAATATTGGTCTTCCCAATTTTTTCGAGAGCTTTTATCATCTTCATAGGCACGTACTAATTCTTTTCCTATAAGATTAATTTCTTGTTCAGGTAGTTCTTCAGCTAAATTAGAATAGTGATTACTTTCAAAAGCTTCTTCTTCTTTTTCAGTTTGCTCTTGATCGATATCTACATTTACTTTTTCACCATTTTCATTAGTGAATTGTAATTTTTTTTTATCTAATTCAACTTCCATTATTTAACTTTTTGCAGTTTTAGCAGAGGCTTTTAAAGCTTTAGCAGAAACAGTTCCTTTACCAGGTCTACTTGTGCCTGCTTTTTTTCTTTTGTTCATATTGTAATACAAACCTTTTTTAGCAACTCGACCACTTTTAGTTTTGTGATAACCTTTTTTCATAAGTTTACCAAATCCTTCTCTGTTAATCACTTACTATTTTTTTTTAAAACCGTAAGTGCCTTTTGGTTTACGTGTAGCTTTTGCTACTTTTCTTCGACCAGCCATAGACATTTTTTTACCAGATTGTTTTCCTCTAGTCATTCCTAATTGTTCATCTTTTCTTGCATTGTATCCTTGTTTTTTCATAGCAGTATACCTCCTGGTTCATACCATACTTTCCTATTAAGAGATATAAAACAAAAATATAGATTATTCTAGTATTAATTTCTTAATACTTTTGCTACCATCTATGTTTGATTCTAACTCTGCTTTTGACTTTATGCATTGGTATTCAATGTTATTATTCTTGTTTGATCTCATTGCAACTCTTTTACCTTTAAGGCATTCTGACATAGATGTTTGAATTCTATGTTCTTTGATCTCTCCATTAACAATCATAAGTAAAGCTATAATCAATTCCATTAATGAGCTCCAGTACCGTTTGCTCTAACTTTATCTTTCAAATCCTCTACATCAGCTAGTGCTTTTTCTAATTGAGCTTTTAAAAATTCTATATTAACTTTGTTTGTCATGTTTTGTTCTTGAGTTATTTCTAATTTTTCTGTAGTTTTATATAAATCCTCTATTAACATATATTGTTCTTGATCTGTAGGAAGTTGTTCTGACTTCTTTAATAGATCAGCTTGAAACAATTCTCTAGAAGTTTCTAAACTTGTTAATCTTGATGTAACTTCTGTATATGCAAAAACACCCATAGCAACGCCTGCTACTATTGCCAACATATTTTTCATAGGCATACTTATTGATGTATTTTCAGATATCTTCACATTGGCCTCACACAAAAAGCTAGAAATACAAAACCTAAAATTAAAATACCTGTAAAATAGTAATTCATATGTATACTCATAAATTAGGTTTTTCCTTTTTTTAGATAAATAATATATAACAAAAGTTACTAGGCGTCTAGCACTTCCATCTACGTCTAGCTTGTCTTATTCTAGAATTAGGATCATTTCTTGTTTTGGCAGAGCTTCTTTTTAATTGACCAGCTGATCTTGCGCAATAAGACTTTCTTCGTTTGGCTGCTTTACTACCTGGTTTAACTTTACCAGTAACTGCAGTTTTTAATTTAGAACCAGGATTAGCTCGTCTATATGCAGCGACACCCTTACGTGTCATTCCAGCTCCTGATTTAGTTTTTCTATAATTACCACCTTTACCAGTAGTTTTTCTTATAGGATTTTCTCTACGTCTTTTAGGTCTGATTCTGGTTCTTGCCATATGGGTTTAATCCTTCTTGTGCATCAAGTAATCCAGTATATTCTTGATTAGTAATTTGTTGTTGTTCTGTGTTTCCTAAATCTGGTATTTCTGTAGGTTGAGGTGCATCGTAAGTCATATAATCTATAATAGGTTGTTCTTCTTGTTCTTGAAAATTACTTAAAGCACTTCCTGAAAAATTCATAGGTGGCATAGCTTGCGCTGGAATAGGTGATATTTGTGGTGCAACATTTTGATTAAAGAAATTATTAAACTCTGCTATATCTTGAGAAATAGTTGTATTAAAATTTACTGGAGTACTAGGTTTGTCAAAATCCCATTGAAACATATTATCTTCCTTGTCCTTTGTAACGTGTTTGTTTTTTTTGACGTTTCTCCTGTTTATTTTTATTTTTCTTATGTGCTCCAGGTCCTCGTTTTTTTGGCTTATCTCTTGGTATGAAGTGTGTGAACTTCTGTTTGGCCATTAGTCTTTATTCTTTTTTTTATCAATATCTATTTTAATAATTTTAGCAGATTTCTTTTTTATAATATC